GGCCGGTCGGCCGCCCCGCTGAGCCAAGGAGCCATAGGCGATCATTGTAAAACTCTGCGTCATTGGCGTACCCGCGAGCATCCGAAAACACCGCTTCGTCCCAATCGGTTGTCGCAGCCGTTGTGATCGTGGCACGGCAAGTGCCGGTTGCGCTGGTTGCGCTCGCGACCGCCGTAATCTCGATTTCAACCTCATCCTTACGCACAATGAAGCCGATATGATCCGAAGTGAAAGCGCCCGCGCCAGATAGCGTGAGCGTGACCGAACCAGTTGTCCCGCTTGCCGCCAACGTCATATCAGTTGCCGCAAATTTATAATACGGCTGATACATGACCGTGCCGCCTGAGTTTTCCTCAAAAGCAAAGTCTGCACGGGTAAAAGACGTGGCCCCCGTGCGGGTAATCACCTGCATCGGAATATCCGGGTGGCACAAAATCATCGTGTCGCCAAACTGCGTCCAAGATAATTCATCCAGCATCGCCGTTGTCCACGGGCAGCTTGTCAGCGAAGCCGCCAGCGTCCACGTCTGTAGTTCGTAAATATCCGCCCGGGTGTTGGAAAACGCGATCACATATCGCTGAGCGTCATTGAAGATGAAGTCTGCAAGGACTGACGGATTGTAGCCAAGGGTGGCCTTATAAACGAGCCCCGGCCGCGTGCGCGCCCCGCCCTGGATCAATGGCGCAAAGTTCTCTAGTTGCTGCGCTCCATTGCGAAAAGCCGCCATGTCATAGCGGCCTTTCATTTCCGGGGCCAACTCGCCTCGCGTGAAGTTGGTTTGGGCTTGGCGGATAACGATACCCATTTACGCCCCCACGGCCCGCCGGCGAACAAGATTGGATTGCTTGAGCTTCTTCGTCGTCTGTTGCTGGCTGTCGATTGACCGCGCCTTTGGCAGCGTCATTGTCTCGACGCGCTCATTAATTTGTTCCGATAGTTTGGTATCGCGCCGCACGGCAGCAGCGAACACCGACTGCATACGCTCAACAATCACGCGCTGGAAATATGCCGGCCAAAGGCTTTCTGTCGGCCGGTAGGTATAATCGACCACAACGCCTTCTGAGACGTTGCAGGCAATTCGGTCCTCGTATCGATCAAACTCAATTGTGCGCCCGCCGACCTTGACAGCCTGCAGTACGACCATATCAGACGGGATTTGGTAGAAATAATCCCATTCATCAGCGGGCGTCGTTACTAGCTTGCTGAGCGTTGCCTGTTTTGTCGCAAATCGCCAGCGATAGGCCGCCAACTCATCGCGCACCAAGTCCTCATATTCCTGCCCCGCAACAATACTTTCCGTTGTCCCGTCATTGAATGACGTGATTTCCTTGGCGCCAACGCGCACCGAAGCCCGGGAACAGATTTCAAACTTGGAAGTAGCCATGACCGCCTCGCAAATGTCTCTTTGAGGCGGGAGAATGAAGGGTTATTGAAAAAGCCTCACTGGACAGGCGGGGGATTTTCCGGCTCCAACAACACAGAACGACCTTGGCGCGTAACAACAAGCGTGAAGCCCTGCACCTTTAATCGGCCCGTGCTGAGCACATGAATACGATCACCAAGCCGCAACCGACCAGCGACCATCGACCAATACCCGCTTTCTAGTAAATCTTCTGCCTTATGCTTTGTGCGATATGACCAGATCGAAATGCCCTGGCCGATTACCTCTTTGTGCAGGTTTTTGACTTCAACGCTCACGTCCAATTATCCCTCGCAAACTTGAGTGCGTCGATAAAGCCCTGGCCTTCGGCCCGCTTAATCTGTTGCGCCTGCAGGCGCGTATCGGCCTCACTAAGCCGCTTCGTGCATTCGCCAATATGATGATTGAGCCACCGGCGCATCGGATCGTTGCCACGAAACGGATATGCCTTTTTCGGGCTCGCAAGCGGACAACCAACCGGCATGTCAACTTCAATGCCGAATAGCTTTGCCACTTCGATGAAGTGCATCATCCCGGGCCGCTGATCCTCATATTCCGTGGCGCTCTCCATGTCGACGCCCCATAGGCCGATCTTTTGCGGCCCGGCCTCGATAGCATGGGCCATCAGCCAGTTTGGCGTGCCCTGCAGAAATTCCGTGGAATGTTTAGCTTCAATCAAGCTGCGGTCAAAAACCTGCGCTTCTGGAAGCCCATCAAAAGGCTCGAACAAAAACACCTTATCGCCAAACTCTTTGAGCCGGGAGATATCGTCAGCCGTGTAATAGGTGTTGAGCGTTTCGTTGCCGTGTATTTCGAAAAACTTGTCGCATCGGGGAATATGAATAGAGCCGCGACACATGGCCCATATTTCGGCGCTTGGGTCCGAAAAAGGGGCAAGGTGACGAGAAGATGGTGAAGTGCCGACGATATGAATTGACTTCGTTTTCGCTGACATTCTTCTCTCGCACCTTGCCCCACTCTCGCTTGGGCGGGAAGGAACCTTAAGCCGTCGAAATCGTCATCGGCGTAACGGTAACGTCCGTGCCGCCAACTCCGACAATGTACTGCTTGCCTTCCGGCGTGCCGTCAACATCGAGCGAAGCGAAAATCAAATCGCCCGTGTTCAACGGATCGCCGGCCGCGCCATCAAAGTACCCATCGGCCTCAACAGCCGTATCGGTATCATTGGTGGCGTAGTGATAGATTGCCTTAACGGAACCGTCGCCAGTGCCGATAGCGCCGCCTGCGGCAATCATTTTCAGTCCTGCATCATCGTATGCCATGATTGTGGTCCTCCTTAACCGTCTTCATCCACAAGGAACTGCTGCACGCCTTCGGTGTCGATCAACACCGAGCCTTGCGACATGGCGTTGTTGACGAAGTGCGCGTGGTAGTCGCCCTGCCAAGTGATATCGGTTTCGACTTCGGCGCCGACTGCGTGACCAATCGCCGTGCGATGGTACACAAAGTTGGTGCTGACCGTGGAGGACACCGTAAGCCCCGAGTGCGGCATCCAGATAACGTCCATCCACATTTTTGCCTGCATGGCGCCGGAACGGAACGGCAGGTTTTCCCCGATGTAATCGGAACTCGCGAACTGCTGGAAGCTGAGCATTTTGTCCCACACTTCCCAGGTCACGATACCAAATACTTCGCCGGGTTCAATCGGCACATCGCGAGAGCCAAGCGTCGTGACAATGCCCGAGAAGCTTGCCGCCGTGAGGGTCGACTTATCGGCTTCCGCCGTCTGATACGTGGTCGCACCGTTTGCCGCCGTGATGATAAGATCGTCCGTCTGTCGGCCGAGCGCATAAGCGCCCGCGTTGACCTGAACGCGCCGCTCATCGTGGTTGATTTTCAACTCATCGAACTTGTCGACGTAATCGCCGGCAAAGTAGTCGGTGAGCGTGCATTCAACCGGCGTATGGTCGACGTTCATCAGCGGCACTTTGCCGTGACGGGTCTTGGTCGAAGCCGTGCCCTTGCCAACTTTCTGGAACGTGGTGCTTTGACCGCGCACGTTGTTTTTGACGCGAACGGTATTGCGAAGTTTGGAGCCCTTGCGCTGGTACGCTTCGTGAACTTCACTCTCGTACTGCTTTACAAAGGCGTCATCGATATCCATCGACATGATGGTTCTCCTTTTGACTGTGATTTACCTTTGATTGCTGCAGTTGGGTGTCGTTCCCTTGGCCGGGGTGGGTGTCCTACTTGCCGCCGCCGCCGGGTATCCTTTCGGGCCGGGTTTGGTCTTGGCGTTTGGGCCAGCCGGTTACGGTTCGGGCCTCCTGAAACAAATCGGGAGGACCGTAGCCCCCCCGAAAAAAACCCTCACTGGACAGAGAGTGTTATGCCGCGCTTGGATAAACGCGCCGGAAGATTTCTTGGACGCGGGCCTGTTTATCGTTGTTTTGCCAATAATCGTCGGAAGCCTGCAATTCCTTGGCCTCGGCCAACAATTCTTGGTTGTCCTTGCCCTGGATTGCGTGCAATTCCGGCGAAAATTTAGGCTCACCGGCGGCCGTCAAGATGGCCTCGATTGCCTCAACGCCCTGCGGCGATGGATTGGCGTTATCCGGCCAGATCAGCTTGGCATTATCCGCCCCAATCAAACCTTCCAGGCGCGACCGCGCAAAATCGAAGCGGTCTTTGCCATTCTCCCCGAGAGCCTTGTACGTTTCCGCCCTGGCCGCTTCCAGCGCTTCCGGCCCCGGCGTCATCGCCAATTCGGCTTCGGCATACGCCAGCACACCATCCATGAATTGTTCTTGGGAAAGCCCATTGTCGAAAGCCGTATTCTTCCACCAGCCCAATAGCGGGTGCGTCTCATCAAACACGAAATACGACTTCCCTTCCTCGGGCTGGAAGTCATCGCCGGGCTTTTCCGACAACAGCACAATGCCGGTTTTTTCCGCCCGCTCGACCAGATTACCTTCCTCGGGCAACCCCACGGCGTAATCATCGACCTTGGCCGGTCGCTCTTTGAAGATTTCGGCCTTTACCGTGCCCTCGATTTCCGGGCGCAGCTTTTCCGTCAGTTCTTTGGTGATATCCGCTTCGATTTCCGAGCGAAGGCCGTCTTTGCCTTTTGAGAACCGCGCCCCCAGGTCCGTATGGGCCTTGGCCAAGTCCTCGACTTTAACTTCGCCTTTCTCGGCGTCCCAAAAATTCTCGGGAACATATTCCGGGCGCGTTACCGCATCGCCGCCTTTGTCGCCATCACTTTGGCTTTCCGGGGCCGGCGCCCCCTCGTTCGATGTTTGGCCTTCCGCTTCTGCCATTTTCAATTCTCCTTTGGATTACAGCGACAATGAAGCGTTGCCCCTCAAGATGACGAAGTTCGGTATCTGTCGTGTGCGGTCCCGTGACGGCGTTGATTGTCACGTTCTTTAGGTAGTTCAGGAATTTCTGGCCGGCTTTCGTTTTGAACGTGGCGGCCGCGAGGTCATTCAACTCAAATTCGCGCTCGGCAGAGCGCGTCACGCCATCTTCGCCCGGAACCAATTGCTCCGGTCGATACGTCTTTTCTTCGCTCATGCTTGCTCCTGCGCGGCGGCAGTGGCGGCAGCGATGGCCTTCGCCAATTCCTCACGTTCAACCTGATTGCGCACAATGTTCGGATCAATGCCCATCTTGGCCGCCAGCCAATCAGCATATTGCTCTTGCTTAACCACAAGGCCGGCCGCCTGCGGGCCGATCCGCATATTCAGCATTTCCATGTAGCGGTCATGGCGCAAAATCTCGTCTTGTGCCTGCGCCCGCGTCAGGGGAGAGAGGGGCCGAAGCACAATTTTGCGGCCATCGATGGCCGGCAGCTTAATCCTCCCCTGTTTCTGCTTGATATACGCCACGCGCCGGATCGTCTGCCCAAGCAAATTCACCAGCAATCGAGTGTATGGGCCCGCCCGGCGCCGGGCGCGATTAGAAGTCCGCTGCAGAACTTCCGTCGCACTCATCGGCGTGCCCTCGGGCGGGCCCAAATCATCGACGCCCATCGCGTCTTTGATCGATACCGTGAGGTTGTTCACCATATACTCGCCAATGTTAAAATCAACGGCGGTATCAATACGCTGCAGCCCGTTTGAATTAGGCGCCTTCGGGATAATCGTGCGCGGTTCAATCGAAACCGTGTCCGGGTTTAGCACACCGTCATCATCGGCCTGCCAAATGCCGCCAAGCGCCAGATCGCCGCTTTCCAGCATGTATTCTTTGATGAGGTTGATCGTCTTGATATCCGGTAGCGCCACCATCACAGGGCCGCGCCCAAGCACTTCGCCGGCTACACGCATGTAAGAAAAGTCTACGAAAGGCTTGGAGCCCGCGCCCGAAATAGACCGCTCAAGCACCATATCCTTTGACTTGCCATACTCAACGGCAACACACCACTTCCAAGTCTCAGCGCCCTTGTTTGTCCAATCGCGCTCATACGCTTCGATAAAGACAATCTCTTTCTCCGGCGTCTCTTTAGCCGCCTTTTCCAGATCGGTATTAAATTTGCCGCCCTTGTAGACCATTTTCATGTCGCCGGCCTTCACCTTGCGCGGGCGAAACAGCGCATCGTATTTGTCGTAAGGGCCGGTATCCGGGTACGCCTCCGTCAAGGGCAGCGAGCGAAAACCCAAAGGCTCCACCGCATCCCCATCCTCGGGCAGCAAAAACCCGGTCGCGATGCCCCAATCCATCAAACTTTCATGGGCCGCACTGCGGAAATTGGAATTGTTGATCGCGTCCGTTAATTCTTCGGTGACTTCCGCCAGCGCCCGGTTGACGGCGCTATGTTGTTCAATAGGGATTTCGCGGCCGGCGGCCAATTCAAAAGGCTTGCTATCAGTCGGCCAAATATCGTCCAACATTTGCGAAGCCATATCCTGCAGCGCATTCGGCGCAGTGCCGTCAAACAGGCGGTCCAAATCGGGCAGGCTTTCCCCGGTCGAATACACACGCTCACGCAAAGGCAGCGCAAACTCGTAACACTCATCGATGATCGTGTTGAATTTATCGCGCCGGCCTTTCGCCCGGGCAAAACGCTTGAAAAAAGCCGCAACCTTTTCATCGCTCGCCTTGCTCGTATCAGGCCCGATATTCGTGTTAGGGGTTTCCAAGACGGATTACCCGAGCGTCATCGGGAAGCCCAATTCGCCCCCCTCATTGGAAAACAACGCACGGCGCCCACGCAAGCCCCGCCTCAGTGCGCTTTCTTCCTCTCTCTTTTTCCGCTCAAGTTCTTCTTTCTCGCGTTGCGCTTCCGCTTCCGCTGCGGCCCGCGCTTCCGCTGCGGAATTATCCTGTTTCGGCGGCCCGCTGAATAAACTGTCCATTGCTTACCTCCAAGGCTTCAAGCGAGAGCAATTTGCGATATAAACCGTATGGGCTCACTGGACAGACACCCGGCAAACCCAAAAGCGCCGATATTGCAGTGACGCACGTAGCAAACAGACGCGGCCGGCACGGCGCCCCCGTCATCTGCCGGGCCAGCACCACCGTTGCCCGCCTTTTCGCCACCGCCGCCATGTATGCGCTAAATTCAGCCGCCGTATAGGCCCGGATCAGGCCACATTCCACCTGCGGCGCAAACAATATCCACCGGCCGGCCGCCTCATCCCAGGCAATAGCCTCCACATGCTGAAAACCAGGTCGACACAGCCGCACCCACCACGGCCGCGCCGCACTATCCATGAAAATCACGTACCATGCCGGCAGCAACCCAGGCCGCATCATCGAAGCGCCCGCCTGCTAAACACGTTTTTCCGCTGCCTCGACGCCCGGGGCTCCTTGTGCCGCTCAAACACGCTCGCCGGCCGCTGCGCCACACGCGCCTGCGGGCGCTCACGGTTCCCATGCAGCGCCATGCGGCCCTCACCAGCACCCAACACAAGGTACTGCAGCGCATCGGCAGGGTGCGAATATCGGTTTTTATCCGGGCTCTCACCGTACCGCTCACCGCTCACCTTCATGCGCTTATACTGATACCCGCCGCTCATCGCCGCCTTGAGTATCCGAGCCCGGGGCGACAACAAAAACCTCGGCCGCCCGTCCACGGCCTGCGACAATATCTCCTTCACCGCCTCAATTCGCACCACCGGGTCATTGCTAGGCGCCTGCACCACGTCCAAGCCCTCTGCCCGAAACATCATAAACGGCGAGATATCGTCTGCTTCCGCCAAGTGCGCGCCCGCCGGGTCGCCCCACAGCGCAAACTTGTGTCCAGGGTATTCCTCCGACAAATGCCGCTTCAATATCCGCGCAAACCCACGGGCGCCCATGTCCTCTGCCAAAAATTCTTCCAGCACCCGCCACCGATCAAACACACGCTGCCCAATGATCGCCGCCGGCGTGCGGCCAAAATCCAGCCCAATCAATATCGGATGGCCCGGCGCCGCCTCCAACGGCTCCTTAGAGACATGCCAATCCTCCTTAAACTCAGGCCACACAGCACGCCCCGCCGTCAGCGTCCCAGGCTTCACCATAAACTCAACGCGCACCCACTCCCGCGTCTTGCCCTTCGCACGATCCACGTAATAATTCGCCGGCAGATACTTCAAATTCTCCGCCTTCGGGTTCGTGTCGTACCCAACCAACTGCCCGTTATCGTCAACACGCTCAATAACCCCAGGCGGTTGCACGTGAAACGACCAGTTATCAGGCCGCGTCAAACTCAAACGCTCACTCTCACTCAAATTCTCAGGGAACGGCACCAAATCCGCCATGATCGATATAAAATGATCCTCCCCAGGCGCGTTCGTGTCCAACAACACCTGCGGTTCAAAACAACCACCCATATCAACACGCGGATAGCGCCCAATCCGACCAATCCCCGCATCAATCAATTCACGCGGTATCTCACGAGCCTCGTTAAACCAAATGTCCGAAGGCTCAGCACTCAACAACTTCTTAACATCGTCCGGGCTGTCCAAAGCCAGAAAAACAACCTCCCAATGCAAATCATCCGTAACAATCTCATGCACCATCGGCTTCGACCGCTTCAACGGACCAACCTTGTTCTCCTGCCACCAATCCAACCACGTCTTCACCGTAGTCCGGTTCAGATCATCATACGTGTTCCGAATAATATACTGACGACGACGACGCACCCCATCCGGCCCAGGAGGCTGGCCCAAAGCCTTCATACCCAACTTGATACACGTCGCCGCAGACTTACCAGAACCCCAAGGACCAACTATCCCGCTCAACATCGATGAACACTGCAAAAAATTCACCAACGTCTCACCGTCAGGCGCATACGTTATCTCAACGCTCATCAATCAATCCCCAAAACAATAAAAAAAATAGCAAATTGCGTTTCCAGAAATCGTGCGCGTGATACCCGTGGGGCGGCGGCAGCCCGCGTTTTTTTTGCCCCCCCTGCCCCCTCGGTCGCGGCGTCTACTCATCCCCCCTGCCCCCCTCAAGGGCAAGGTCTACCTGCTGTAAGCCGCGCTGACCCTCGCTTTCGTGCTCTATCACCTGCGCCTGTGTCACTGGTGGGGCTGATTGCCCGTTGAGCACCACGTTCAACACAATGCCTCCGCTTTCCGCTGGTGACTTGTCGTGTGTTGGCTTAACCCCCGCAATCGCGAGCAGATGAGCGCTTGCGTCCTTTCTTACGCTTTCGCTGTTTGCCTTGTGTGCGAGGTGTTCGAGGGCTGCGGCTGACTTCATCAGGCCGATGGTTCGGAAGCGTTTATTTACCTTTGATGCGATTACGTCTGTGACATGCGGGCGGTTTAGGGCTCGATTGAGCGCTTCCCGTGTCATGCCGACTTTTTCTGCGGCAGCGCCTTGTGTTTCACACTCGCCGGAGATGAGCAGGTCGATAGCCTGGAGGACTTTCTTGCTCGGCGGTCTAGGTTTCTTTTTTTTTGCTGGCGTTTTGTCGTCGCTGTTAGCGGGCACACTCATGGCTGTTTTGTCCGTGTTGATAGGGTGGGGATGAGTGCGCGCGCGTAGCGTTGCCTGTCTCATTATAGGTTGTCAATGGACAGATGGTTTTTTGGCTCTGAGCCTTCGATATGCAATTTGCTTTATATGTTTTTGGTTTGGCGTTTTGTGGGGGGTTTCGCTGTTTTTATATCACTATGATGCAATTTTCTTGTTTACTTTGATTACATCATGGTGATATAGTTCTTTTGTATCGGGCAGGAAGGCGCTGCAACGCCAACCCGCCCTAATCACCACCCCGGATAATAGGAGTATCCCGGATATGACTATGCACAATCTTACAATCTTCGGTCTTTCGCTGACAATGGCAATCATCGCCTTGTCACCCACCGTTGCGGGTTTTTGTTTCCGCGCCGCCGTTGTCATGCCGTTCGCCTGGGTTGGCCTGGTCGATGAACCGACCGCCCGCGCGATTGTGTTTCTCGGCATGGAGGGCTGACCGATGGCAACAGTAAGCTTTGAGCAAATGGCCGAGCGGATCGATTGCGGTTTCTTCGTGCGCGGAGAGGGCCGCCAGACTGACGCCGACCGCTTGGAGCGCTTGCTTTCCACGTTCGACTTTCAAGCCTTGCTAGAATGCGAAGAAGAAGGCGACGACCCGGACGAGGAAGAGCTGCACCGGCGTTTCGATGATGAAATCTTGCCGTTTGTTGTGGAGCAATACGAGCAAGACGGGCAGCCAGATTGGCCGGCGCGCCGCGAAGCGTTTTGCAACTGGATCGACAGCCTAAACAAAGACGGCGAAATATCCGACTGGATAGCGTCTAACATCGATCAACCGGCAAGCTGTGGAGACTGACACCATGAAACAATCATTCAAAGACATGGCAACGCGCCACGATAACGCAATCATTTCGTTCGTCTCTTGTGTTGTCCGAGATATCGACTGCACCGAGGCAGACGCGCGCGCAATCCTGGGCTTGTACCTTGAGCACAAGATAGCCACCGTCGACCACCTGGGCGGAGGTGTGCGCGTTAAGCATGGCGCGTACCTTGAGCCCAACAGCCTGGAAAATGCCTTGCAGATGGTGCGTGAGACAGCCGCCGCATGACGCACCGCCGAGGGGCTTGGCAGAACGCCGAGCCTCTAACGGTGCGCCAATGGTGGCGGCCAGTTCAAGATAGGAGATTGGACAAATGACTTGGAACAATGAGCGCCGCGCAGAATGCGGAGGAAATGCCGTGCAGGCCGGAACGCCTGACTTCGAATACAACGACCCGCAAACAAACCTTGTGGACGCGCTAACAAATATCATGCACCACGCGGCCGCCGAATGTGACTTTGATCAGGCGTTACGGTCGGCCCGTATGCACTTCGAAGCAGAGCAGGAGGGCGACCAATGATTGCGCGCCACACGCCGGGCCCTTGGAATATCCGCCCAAAATGCGGAGGACAGATCGACAGCCCGAAAGGGCACCTTGCGACAGTTTACACGCACGGAGCAAATGACGCCGACTTTGACGAATGCACGGCGAACGCTCGATTAGTTGCCAGCGCGCCAGAACTCTTGCACGTATTGGAGCGCATTCTGTACGCCCACGACACACACGGCACCGGCGCCGCAATGGGCGAGGCTATATTGTGCCGCGCTTACGCTGAAATGGCGCGGCACGCCATCGCCAAGGCGCGGGGGCTGGACACATGAGCGAGCGCCCATTATGGCGGATCACTGCCTACAGCATGAAATACCGCAAGCGCATTCACTTGTTTACGTGGAGACGTTCGCCGGATGAAGGGATTGCGCGCGCGAAGCGTGACACGCTCGACTTTCCGCACCTTGGCGAATTGCGCGAATACAAGGCCGAACCCTTGGCCGTCGAATTGACAGACCAGGGCCAGCAGTACGTAATTCCGGGCGCAGAACGCGACCCGGAGCGCGGGCCCACACAAGGGAGCCTTTGGGAGTGAACGCAGAGCAGCTAGAACGCGCGGGGAGGGGATTGTTTGGCGAGCGCTGGCAATCTCCCCTTGCGCGCGCGGTCGGAGTATCAATCCCGCAGATGCAACGATATGCAAAAGGCTCATATGAGATACCGCGCGCCGTGGAATTAGCGGTTAAGTATCTTTCCGCTCATCCAAAGATTGCGCAAGAGTACGGCCAGAAGCGATAACGGTCGCCGCGTTTGATAAGGTTTCGGCGGCCTCCATTAATTCCCGGGCAACCTCTGTCCGTTTTGGCATCGGTACACCAGTTTCCTTGATTTCCAGGCGGCACTGATGGTCATCAAGTATCTTAGCGATCACGGTCGCGGAACTGCGCCAACTAGCCTTGGGAAAGCCGTCTGTTTCGATTGTTAGCGCCATACCAAGCGCCCGGGCCCACCAGTTTAACGAAACAAGCGATGGCCGCCGCTTTCCGCTTTCATACCAGCCGCACAAACCAGCGGCCCACCCCGTCATCCTGTCCACGTCGAGTTGCGTATAGCCAAGCTGTTTACGGCGGTTGCGGAACCCATCGATAAGCGGTCGCAAGAGCGGATCAATCTCATATGCCGGCATTCTTAAACTCCTGCAATCCGGTTTCGATCAACACGCGGAATTGTTCGGAAAGGCTGCAGTTGCTAAACACAGCCAGCGCCCGCACTTGGTCAAATGTTTCTTCATCTAGCCGCAGGACGTGCCGCTTGATGTGCGGGCGACGTTCGTCTCGCCACCCTTTGCCGATCCGCTTCATTCGGCAGCGTCCGCTTCGGGCGGTTGAACGGCGGCCGCGAGGCTTGCCATTAAATCCTTGAGACCGGCCTGCACTTTTTCGCGATCACGTTCAACGAGTGCGGCCCGCTCATCCTCATCCCGCCGCCGCTTGTGCTCTGCAAGCTGTCTCTCTGCGCCGACGATCACAAGTCGGCGCCGCGCCACCAACTCAGACAATACGGCCTGCACGTCAGCGATGGACGGCAACCAGCGCGCACGCCGAGGTATCTCCTTACACGCCTGCATTACGATCACCGGCGGGAACTCAGCAAGCAATGCCGTGAGAGCCCGTGCGTAGGTTGCTGCGTCGTGAAAATCCTCTTTGCCGCGCTTCGGGTACTGCGCGATGATACGCTTGCTTGCGGCCGAAGCGGTATCAACATCGCTTGTCCCGGTAATCTCGCTTGTGGCCGCCTGGATGGCCCGTTGGCACACGTCCTCTGGCACCAGCATGTCATTCCGGGCGATAACGTCATTGTGCCCTAGCGCCCGCGCTACAGCGTCAGACACGCCTTCCGGCGCAATTGCCGGCAGCCCCATTTGCTCGCTCATGCCGCGCCTCCGAAATACTCGTCTCGGATTTTGTCAAACTCATCCATGATCGATCCGCCTCCCGCACCGTCCGTGCGGTCATAGGCGCCTTCCATCAATTTCGTGAATGAACTTTCCTGCAGCACAAAATCGATGTTCGCTTTCCAGCCACGACTATTCTCGCCGTGCATCCAGGCGGCATCGGCCACCTTACTCATCGCCACGCGCCAGCCTTCGACGCCGCCACAGTCCGACAGCCGCTTTCGCAATCGGCTGCGCCTTGCGTCAGTCAGTTTTTGGCATTGAGGAAGCCCGAGGCTTTTCGCTGTCTCATTCCAAATCCGCACCGCTTCGCCTTCGGTCGAACGGTCGCAGATGGCAGGGAGGGCGAGCAGATCATCATCGTCTTTGCCGTCATCGAAAAGCGACGGCGGATCAGGTTTATATTCTGTAGTACCGTTAGGTACTACTGGTGTAGGTGAAGGTGAAGGGCATGCTTCATGCAATGCGTCCGCATCGTCTTTTTGCCATCTTTTGTTTGCGGCATTTCTGGCTATTTCGCTCTTTTTGTCGCGGTTTTCTGCGGCCTGCAGGCGCTCTTTATCAATTCTCTTATGACGCAGCACCCCATCTTTTTCGTAAAAAAATTCACGAATAATTGGCGAGAGATTTTTCCATTTGTATGGTGATAATTTGCAAATTCTCTGCAAACGCACATCATCGTTGGGCAATTCGCCCTTTCGCCAGCAGTGCATCAGCAGCAGCAAATAGGCACCATGTTCCTCACAAGAAAGGTCGGCAGTGTCAGCCAAATAGTCCGCAATATAGAGCGGCATCCACATATCGGTTTTCATATCTCACCGTCCTCGTTCCTTCGCTTCTCTAACTCTTTTCGGATTACGTTCCCGGAAAACGAACGGCCGGCAGCGAAGCCAGCGCGGTACGCATCGCTTGTGCCTTCCAGGCTGGCTTTTGCCGGCGCGTATTCGACTAACGACAAGGCATCACAAAGCCCGTCACGGGCTGCACGGTTAAATAGCTTTTTTAATTCGCCGTTGATAATCTGATCGCTCATGTTGGCATCCCCGCCAAAAGGCAGCCAATCGCATCAGCAGTGTGATCGCTGCACGGTGAATATCCGCGCTCTTTGAGCGCTTCGATCATTTCTTCTTTTGTGGCGCGTCCGTTGCCGGTGGCCGCCTTCTTAATCGTTCCCGGGCTAAAGCCGCGATAGTCAAAGCCGTGGTGTTCGCACCACCAAAGCAAAATTCCTGTCTGCATAAGGATGATTGTCTGATTGCCTTGGGCAAAATCGATCTTCTCGTAAAAGACCGTATCAATGCCCTCATATTGGCTTTTCATTTCCGTGAGCCAGCGCTTGAACTCAAAATGCCGTCGACCCGGGCGCTCTTTTGGCCCGCGCTGCGGAAAGGACTTAGCACCGTGCAGCACGACGCCATCGGCGCGGCGCACGGCCCACCCGACATTACTGCCAAGGTCAAGCGCGAGCACCGCGCCTGTCATTAGGCGGCCTCCGGTTGCGAGCCGACGCCGGGATTATCGGCGTCAGGATCGGCGCCGCCGGCCCCATGCGCCCGCTCCATAGCCGCGACGAAATCAAGTTGGTCGCCGGCGCCCAAAGCATCGAACGTGGTTTTGATGGTAGAGAGAAATTCGGCCCGGTCATCGCCATCGATACCGTAGAGCCCGCGGGCAAAGTTGAAATCGGCAATCTTCATGCCGAGTTTGCCCTTAATGTTTGTATGTTTGAGTTTCTTGATCTTCTCGGAGACAGCCTTGCGCTCAGCCTCTAATTCATCCAATTGCGCGCATGTTGTTTTGATGAACTGCGCTTTTTCGTGTTCTGACATTTCAGAATTGTGCCCCTCGCCTGGGGCTTGATTGGTTTGTTCTTCGTCCATTTAAACGTCCTTTCGGTGAAGTTGGTACGAAGTCCCGTGCGCCGGAAAAGTGAAAAACACTATGTATTGATACTCACACTATATTTTGTGTTATTTTAATTGGCCTGTACTATATTGTTTTTTAACAGAAAAATAGGGCGCTACACTTGCGCCCGACTAATAAATTAAATTATGCTGCTTGCCCTTTGGCGAGAATTTCCATGTGCTCGAACATTTTTCGAGCCGTGCTCTCAGTGAATGAGGTCTTGCCTTGACGTGCCCGGGCAAGCGTGGTTGCCGCCACGCCGGTTGCCTTACAAACGTCAGCCAAATCAACGCCGATATCAGCGGCGCGTCGTTCCAATTGGTCTAGGTATGTTTCGAACATACCTGCGGGATAATGCGTTTTTGCACGTATGTCAATGCGATCTTGCAGGATGACACACATTTTGCAGGATTGGATGATGCGATATGCAAAACAGATCAGACTTAAAGCACTGGTTACAATCGAGAATGCGGCAAACAGGATGGTCTGCGGACCGTTGGGCGAAACAAGCAAAAATCGCCCCATCGACCGTCACGCGCTTTCTAAAGCACGACGATGCGCCGATGATGTCTCTAACCACGATCAATAAACTGACCGACGCACTGCCAGAAAATATCGACTATGGCGATGAAGATGATGACGCTATTTATTCGACACAACACGCAGCCGTGCCAAGATGGGACTATCGCGCCAGCGCCGGCCAAGGCATCCAAATACAAGAAGGCCCGGAAGAACGAGACTGTCTCCTTTTTCAGCGCGATTGGTTGGAGGGCATTGCCTCAAACGGCATAGACAAACTCTTTGCCTTAACAATCGAGGGCAACTCAATGGCGCCCACGCTCTTAGATGGCGATACGATCCTTGTCGACCGCGCACAGACAAAGCCTCGCGGCGACGGAATTTACTTGCTCAACGTCGACGGTGAGTTGCTAGTAAAGCGCCTGCAGCGATCAATGGCCGATGGCACATGGACGATTATCAGCGACAACCAGCTATATCCGAGTGAGCACGGCATAACGCCTGATTTGCTCGACATTGAAGGGCGCGTGCGATGGATCGGCCGTAAGATTTAACGGCAACGCCAAATGACATGATGGCGATTTTTTTCGGGAATGTATTGTACCATTTCCGGGCTCTTGCCGGGGTGGGTTTTATTACACCAATTCTCAGCAATCAAATCGACTTCCTTTGAAGGAATACCCCGAACAACCATTGTGTTTTCGGTTTCAGAAACGATATGCGGCGCCACGCATCCCGCTATAGCGCCAGCAATAAACACTACTGCAATTTTATTCATAGCCCAATCGTTGCATGACTAACTCGGTCACGCATCCTGCAAAATTGCAATTTTCTCTTGCTTCGTAAAAAATATTGCATTATTGCAGTATTCGTTGCCCCTCAAGGCAACAAGTTCGAGTGCGCCGAAGCCCGCCGGTCTGACACCGAGGGATGGTCCCAAGGGGGGCCGGCGGGCAGGCGGCAAGGAGGCGCAATATGCAATTGCAAAAACTTCACATCGAAAGAAACACCTGGGGAAGCCGTGAAGGTCTATTAGACGGCGCCATTACGCTGAAAGGTGAAAGCGGTGAAATTTCCCTGCCGCTGGACGATCAAATGGCGCAGCAGATCGTTGCTATTTGCGCCGAAGCAATGGTGCGCGTCACCAAAGAAACCGCCGAGAATATGACGGCCGAAATCATCGCTGCCACGCCCGCACTTGCGGCGCCGGCTGAATAGGGGGCCGATATGGATATGCTTCCCCACCAGCCCGCCGGCAATTGGATGACGCCCTATTTCTATATCATCGAGGAAGCCGGCACGTATGGCCGCGACCTTGGCGACGTGATTGCTGAGTTGAAGCGCACCGGCCACAAGGCGCCAGAAATTGAATACGCCCGCGACATGGCATCCGTGCATCTGAAAAAGCGCACGTTTGAAGTCGTCGCGCATCGCCGCGAACTAGCTGCGGAGCAAGCGGCATGAGGATGGCAAAGGGCATTGCAAACATCGTCACCCGCCTACGCGCTGGTGAAACGCTCTATTCATGGGACGTGCATCATACGTCGCTGCGGCACGCGATCCGCAAAGGCTTAGTCGAGTGCGGCGATACTGATTGCCGTATTCGCTTGACCGACCAGAACGCGCAAGCGGCATGACCAATTTCACTATCAAATCTCTAATTGTCGGCGCTGCATTGCTCGCGCTTTTAATTGGAGCCTATTCATTGATGGAGGCGATATGATTTCTGAGCCAGGATTTTATGACATGCCAGAGGACGAGTATCACGCGGACCCGTGCCCGAAGCCTTCTTTGTCGTCATCCATTGCCAAAATGCTGGTGTCGATTAAGGACACGCCGCGCCACGCATGGCTACAGCACCCGCGCCTAAACCCAAACCATGACGCCGCACGCGCCTATAACAAGGCCCAGGCATTTGGCACAGTCTGTCACAAGCTGATGCTGCGGAAAGGTGGCGACGTAACGATCATCGAATATGACGATTTTCGGGGTAAAATAGCACAGAACGAGCGCGATGAAGCCGTGGCCGCCGGCAAGACGCCGATCCTAGCTGCAGACTACGCGAGCGCAGAGCAATTAGTGAAAGCCGGCCGGGCGCAACTACAGCGCCATGAGGACGCGGCAGACGCCTTTCAGACCGGCAAGCCTGAAATGACGGGGATATGGCGTGAAGGTGACGCCTGGGTACGTATGCGCCTGGATTGGCAACCTACCGGCGGAAATGTGCTCTACGATTACAAGACCGTCTCGGGCTCCGCTGCGGCCGACCAGTGGGTAAAGCAGGCGTTCGATCTTGGCAGCGATATTCAAGCGGCACTTTATAGTCGTGGGTGGCGCGCACTAACCGGAGTTGAAGGCGACGTTCACTTTCGCTTTGTCGTGCAGGAAATGGACCCGCCGTATGCTCTCAACGTCATTCAGTTTTCCGGCGCCGCGATGGCCTTGGCCGAAGCCAAAACCGCCGAGGCGATCCGCCGTTGGCAGTGGTGTATGAAGCACAACGCATGGCCGGGGCACCCGAAGCAGATATGCCATGTCGACGCACCAATTTGGCATGAGCGCGCCTGGGAAGATGTGAGCCTGCGGCGCGAAGTCGCAGACAAAGACCTGATGGAATTAGCAAACGATTGGCAAGCGCCATTGGAGGCAGCAGAGTGACATTCCAATTCAAACCCGCCGTGCGCGAAAATGTTGGCCTTCTAATCTCGTTTGCTGGTGGCACGGGGTCAGGCAAGACTTACAGCGCAATGGAATTGGCGCAAGGGATCGCCGGCGATAAACCGTTTGCCGTCATCGACACCGAGGCCGGCCGCGCCAAGCACTACGCCGACCAATTTAAATTCGATCATGGCGAACTACTCCCGCCATTCCGCCCTATGCGTTACCTAGAGGCAATCAAAGCCGCCGATGAGGCGGGATATCCCGTCATCGTCGTGGACAGCGCCAGCCACGAACACGCAGGCGAAGGCGGCCTGCTAGACTACCACGACGAAGAACTAACCCGCATGGCCGGAGACGATTGGAAGAAACGCGAGCGCGTTAAAATGGCGGCCTGGATCAAGCCAAAGACGGAGCACAAGAAATTTGTGCAATCGCTCCTACAGGTCCGGGCCCACCTAATCCTATGCTTCCGCGCCGAGGAAAAGGTGGAAATGGCGAAGGACCAAAGCGGCCGCACGCAGATTGTTCCAAAGCAATCGCCAGTCGGGCTTAACGGCTGGATACCTATTTGCGAAAAAAACCTACCGTTTGAAATGACCGCCTCGTTTCTACTCACTGCCGATCAACCGGGCGTGCCCCGACCGATCAAACTGCAGGAACAACACAAATTTGCCTTCCCGCCGAACCAAAAGGTTAGCCGATCCGCTGGCGCGGCACTGGCACAGTGGGCAAAAGGCGCGCAATCCTCCCCCCAGGCCGAACTCCCGGGCCAGGGCAACTCAGGGGCCGGCAAACCCTCAGACCGTCAGGAAACCCTGCCTGAAACCGAGGACGCCGGCCCCAAATTTGTTATCCAAGGCAAGGAACTAAAGACCTTCGATAGCATCGACGCATGGCACGCTGGCTGGATGGGGATTATCGACGCAGTGAAGGCAGATAGCCTTCCGGCCATCCTTGAGCGCAATAAGCCGCACTTGGAGGCGCTTTATGCCATCGATCAATATCAGCCGAAGGTTGTCGCCGTCGAGGCCGAGATTGAAAACAAAATCGAAAGAGGGGATGCAGAATGAGTGCATGGCCGATCACGCTGCAAGAAGCCGCCGAACGCCTACACGCCTCCGAGCGATGGCTACGCGACCACATAAAGACCCACCCTTGCGGCAGAAAGGCAGGCAGGCGCATCATCTTCACCGAGCATGATTTCAACCACCTGTTAGGAACGCTGCAATGTCTCTCAAACTCACAAAGCGCGGTGACACCTACTACGTCACCGGCACAATCGGCAACCAACGCATCCGAGAAAGTGCGAAAACTTCTGATCGACGGAAAGCAGAAGGCTTGCTTGCGAAGAGAACACAAGAGGCCTGGAACCGTCATATCTATGGCGAGCGGGAAACGGTGACACTAGCCGAGGCCGCGCTGATTTACTGCAGTGGCCGCGAGTTTTCCCCTAGTTATTATGATTGCCTGCTAAAGATTACGGATCGACTTGGCGCCCGCCCATTGAGCAGCATCGATCAGCGCACGATGGATGACTATATCGCCACCTACTACCCGTCAGCAAAGCCTGCGACGATCCAGAAGAACGCCATCACCCCAATTACTGCGATTATGACCGCCGGCGCCAAGCGTGGCTGGTGCGACGTGCCGAAGTTTGAGCGCCCGAAGCAATCTCGCGGCCGCCTGCGCTATCTCTCGCGGGATGAGGCTGACCGGCTGATTTCTGAGTGCGCCGATCACATTAAGCCGCTTGTTACCTTTCTCATTCACACCGGCGCCCGCCTTGGCGAAGCGCTTGACCTTACCTGGGATGATGTTGACCTGTCCCGCCGCTTTGTCACGTTTCACGAAACCAAGAACGAAGAAAGCCGCAGCATCCCCCTCAACGGCACGGCATTTATGGCACTGGCGAACCTACCCGAGCGCGAAGGCGTAGTGTTCCGCAATGACAAGGGCGATCCTTGGTCACGCAAGACCAGCAACCCCATGAAAACGGGATACAGCGCCGCCTGCCGGCGAGCCGGGATCAAGAATTTTACAGTACACGACTTGCGGCACACGTTTGCCTCATGGCTTGCGCTGGAGAATAAAAGCCTGCGAACGATTGCGGAATTGCTTGGACATAAAGACCTGAAAATGGTCATGCGATATGCCCACCTGTCGCCCGGGCACCTTAAAGAAGCCGTGAGTGCAATTGACACACCAGCGACACAGCGCGCCGGCGATCAAGTGCAATCAATTGAAGGAAAACAATAAAAAATGGCAGAGCGCGTAATTGGTAAGGGGGAGGTCGTGAGTTCAAATCTCACCGGCAGCACCACCAACCCCATTAAAAATAAACACTTTTTCGATTTCTGTAAAATCCGGCCGAAGCCCAATTCGGCAGGAATTGTCAGAACATGGCGAGAACGTGCGTCAATAAGTGGCACAAAACTGACACACAAGTTGCCGTGCTGTTCTCGGGAAAAACCGCCAGAAAACATTTGGTCCGTCTACTCCCGGCTCATTCGCGGCTGATAGGAGCAAATAGATGGCTGAGTGTGAATTTTGTAAGGGCAGCGGCAAGCTGCACCTGAAAACCAAAGGGTGGGATTATATGCCCTGCCTTGAGTGCAACGGCACTGGCATCCAGCATTGTTGCGAAGGTCTGCAAGCCGATCCAGTTGTGGATGCTGAGTGGCCCGACAACCCCGCAGAAATCTCGACGTTTGGGAGGAAGTGATGGCTGACAATATCCCTACTCGACTCCGCGTTCTAGCGATTTGGCATGACTTAAAAGACGACCAAAACGGATATACAGGTCCGCGAGAGGTTCAAGACGATCTGCGAAAGGCGGCAGAGTTGATGGAAAAATACGTGCCGGAGCAAGAGATGGTCGGCGTCGAAATGACTGACAACCCGCCCGAAATTCGGCGTGTTTCAACTTAACAAAGGAGAAATGGAATGAGTATTGAAAATCTGACGATCAAAGAAGTACGAGAAATTGCCGCAATGCTTGGCGGTAAGTCACAAATAGAACAGCACCCGTGTGTTGGCAAAAAGGTTCTAGCGATCTTGCCGGGGCGGTTCATTTACATGGGTACTCTTGAACAATCCGGCGAACACTACGTCCTAAGAGACGCGAAGAACATTCGCTACTGGAAAGAACGCGATAACGGTCTTGGCGGGTTGGCTGCAAAAGGGCCGATCTCTGGCGATAAGATCGATGACTGCCCGCCCGTTTGGTTCCGCGCCGATGAGGAAATCGCGCTCATGGAAGTGACCTATGAGTAAAGGCTACGGCTACGGCTACGGCTCCGGCTACGGCTCCGGCGACGGCGACGGCTACGGCGACGGCTCCGGCTCCGGCGACGGCTCCGGCTACGGCTCCGGCTACGGCTACGGCTCCGGCTACGGCTACGGCTCCGGCTACGGCTACGGCTCCGGCTACGGCTACGGCTCCGGCGACGGCTACGGCGACGGCGACGGCTCCGGCTCCGGCGACGGCTCCGGCTACGGCTACGGCTACGGCTCCGGCTACGGCTACGGCTGCATTATATGGGGCGAAAAACATGGTTGACGCACACCTCGTCTCAGACCTGATCCACAGCGTGAAGGTCAAAGGATTCTACGACCTTACAAATCAGGAAGTGGACACGCTGATCGCAGAGATCGAGCGGCTGCGGGCGGCGTTGGCCGACATACAACGTGAGGCATGCGCACTCGGCCCTGAATGGGCCAGTGATACAGCGTTTAATGCGCTTCAACCGGCGTCCCCCAAAGCTAACGGAGAGAGCGAATGAGCAATATGTCTTTATTTCAAGAAAGCCTGGATTGGCCATCCGATGCACATCAGTTAGTGCGGATCGCAATGGCCCGTCGCGCGGCGGCGGATAAGTTGGTTGAGCAAGCCAACGAAATGTACGCCGAGGCGAGCCAGATGGAGCGGTGTGCCAGGGCTTTGGGTGAACACGCAAACCGCAATTTGCCTACGTCCGAGAAACGAGGTAACGATGCCAGTTAGGCCGAAACCCGAAATGCAAGGGGAGGGTCAACGCATCTTAGAGGCGTGGAGCTTGCACCCTAAGCGATGCCCGAAACCGCCGAGCGATACCGTGACCGATAGACGGATGGCGGTTGAACACGATGGAGGAAATGAACATGAAGTTTAGAGAACACCTTCGCCATAACTGGCGGCACCCGAAAGAGGCAATCATTTTCATTTTACTGACGGCTCTCGTCGTCAGCTTGGCTACACGATAAGGAGCGTTGATCGATGTTTGGGTGGTTCAAGAAAAAGAAGTCATACCGTGATCGGAAGATCGAACTGGAAACGCGGATCGAAGTCTGCAGACGCATGTCGTCGCTATCCGATAATCAGATGGACCGCCTGATCGATGCAGAGGTCGAGTTGAAGAAATTGCATCAGCAGTATGGCGGCGTTGCATCGCTCGCCAGCAAACGAAATTAGGAGAAGGAAACGGGCAATGGATATGACCTACACGCGCAAGGTTCATGGATGGTGGCGGATATTCCGACTTACATCCTGGGATGATCCGGTTTGTTAGGGGAGGGTGGATTGTGGCAGCAACATTGAAACAGTTACGGAAGCAACTCGGCAAAAAGAAAGTGCCGGTTGAAAAGCCTAAAAACTACGAGTTTGCAAAGAAGATTTTACAGCTCTTTGCATTAATTAGATAGGAGGGTCGAAGCTAATGGAACGCTACCTGACGATTGAAACGACGCGGACCTACCGCATCCCCGATGGGATGAAGGACGAAGATGCGCAGCGGGTTCTTGTTCACCCAGGCAGCGGCTTGGAACTTGTATCCGACGAAGAAACTGACCGGAACGTCTGGTCCGGCGACACATACAAAGGCCAATAGGGAGCGTTTAACGAGGCAGCGGCCAGACAACCTACGGCCAGCTATGAGGGCGACGAGTGAAGGCGATATCCGTAGTGCCACAACGAGCCCGAGCAACAGTAGCGAAGCACGGTTGAGGCAGAGCCAACTGCCATAAACAGGCCCGGTCGGGTGAGAGGCCCGACACGATTTAGGAAATAAGGAGCGTATTTCAATGAGCACGATATGGGAAACCGAGGAACTGGCGCGACACTTATGCGGCGTCGATCCAGACGACGACCGCATAGATATTGACGACGAGTTATACGAAAAATTCGACGTTAATCTTGAACAGTTTCACAAGATCGTATCGGCGCTTCTGCCGATGGCGATGGTGTCGGGACAAACAGTGAGCGGTGAGACCTATCAGGGTTTCGTCAACCGTGAGCGCAACTGCTTTTTAGTCAAGCAGCCAATTCAATAGGGGAGGCTGATACGCACATGGCGGTAAAGATCATCGAGGGCGATTGTCGGGAGCGGCTTCAAGAGATTGAGGCCGGTTCCGTGCATTGCTGCGTGTCGTCGCCGCCGTACTTCGGTTTGCGGGATTACGGCATAGACGGCCAGATCGGGCTTGAGCCGACGCCTGACGAGTTTATCGCGGGCCTTGTCGACGTGTTCAGCGAGGTTCGTCGGGTTCTGCGCGATGACGGCACCTTGTGGCTCAATCTCGGTGACAGCTACTGGACCGCCAAGGGCAAGAGCTGCGGCGTTGATCCGAAGCAGAGAGCGCGGCGCGGCTGGGAGCCCCCGCAAGATCGGCCGGCGCCAATGGGAATTAAGGGCAAAGACCTGATCGGCATACCTTGGATGGCGGCTTTCGCCCTTCGCGCGGACGGCTGGTTTTTGCGCTCGCATATCGTATGGCACAAGCCGAACCCTATGCCGGAGAGTGTCGCGGACCGTCCGACAAGCGCCCATGAAAGCCTGTTCCTGCTGGCGAAGTCGTCACGGTACTACTATGACGGTGACGCGATCCGCGAGGCCGAGGCGGTGCCGGATTGGGATGACGGTTCGCGAGTGTTCGGCGGTGCCAATAAGCACGGTGCGAACGTGAAGCATGGCGACCGGACAACGGGCCGGGTTGCTGAGAAACGCAAGCGGGGCGTGCCGCCTCGACACTCTCAATATGAAAGCAGCGATCAATCGGGCCTTGATACGGTCCCGCGTGGCGCCGGTCGCAATAAGCGAAACGTATGGACAGTCGCGACACGGCCTTTTGCCGAGGCCCATTTCGCGACGTTTCCGCCTGGCCTGATCGAGCCGTGTATTCTTGCCGGCTGCCCGAAAGGCGGCACGGTGCTAGACCCGTTCGGCGGTGCCGGCACAACCGGCTTAGTTGCTGATCGCCTTGGCCGCGATGCGTTGTTGATCGAATTGAACCCTGAATATGCCGCAATGGCCCGCCGGCGGATTGCCAGCGATGCGCCGTTGCTGGCCGATGTTTCATAACGGAGCGCGATATGGACCGAGAGGAAAAGTGGGCCAGTGAACAAGACCGACAAGGGGCGCTTGCCGATCTGCAATATTACGGGCGGATGGTCACAAAGAACGAAGACGGCGTACTGCATCACGTTCCACTGATCGACGTGATCGAAGTCCCGGACGACACAAAATAAGGAGCGAGAAAGCTAATGACGTTAGTTGAGAAGATAGAGGCCGAATACGAAAAGGCCAAATGTGGTCATCCATATCGCTTGTCTGATAGGCCAATGCAAGCCGCCATCGACGCCGTGTTCGATCATCTGAGTGAGCCGAGTGAGGGGATGGTTACCGCTGGAGCAGAAGAACTAGTCGGCCCAACAGCAACAGACGCGGCGCATTGCTGGCAAGCCATGCTCCACCAGGCACGGAAGGAAGCGAACGATGACTGATGAAACAATTACAAATTGGCGCGAATACAGTGACGCCGACCTTGACGTCATCTTCCCGGAAATGCGCGACACCATCGAAGCCCAAGCCAAGCGAATTGCGGAGTTGGAGGGTGAATTGCTTGTTTGTGAACACAACTTCACCGGAGCGGCGATTGAGTTAGATGAACGCCGAGAACAGTGCGAGGAACTGGCGGCACTGTTAAGGCGCTATCGCAAAGAAACTCCGCTTGGTCATCAGCCTCACATGATTGCTCATCAGGCTGACGAAGCCCTCGCCAAGCTAGACGGCGCAGACTTAGACCAAGGCCAAAAGGCCGACGACTAAGAAGCCCGCAGGGATGGTGCCTACGTCACTACTGGTCAGCCTTTGCATCCAATCCGGCTTGCGTTCGACAAGAAGCAGTTGCCCGAAACTGATCCCAACCGCACAAATTACAGGATACACCAGCGCGTAATCCGCCGCCGTTCTCATCGCGAGCCACGGCAGGATGCCCGCCAGCGGCGGCAGGCCGTAGCGCAAAAGACCGTAGCGAATTGACTTCCAATCGGTGTATCCGCCACCAATCGTCCAGCCGCAGCACGCGGCGGTCCAGACAATCCACAGAACGCTCCAACTAAGCGTCGTCGTCGCGTTCGCTGGGCCGTACCAGGATGCGACGAGGCACAGGGCGTACACCGCCCACCGCCCCGGCCCGCCGTGCCCATTCCCCTGCGCGAAGCGGGCGGCGCTGCCGAGCGCACCAAGAAATATTGCGGCACATATGGCAGTCGTCATCACAAACCTCCATTACGTCGGTTCCACTCTAGGATCGCTTTGTTGCTAAGAGGTTTTGACGTATCCGCCATCGCCGCCTCGAACTCCTCATCTTCCATAACCGGCTCGCGATCGCGCTTGCGCTTTTCCAGCTCGTCGTGGCGCCGCATACGCTCTTCGAACTCAGCCTTCGACAGCGCCATCTTCTTGTCACGGGACTTCTGGAACTCGCGGGCCACGAAGTAGAACGAGACGATAGACCCGGCGATGATCCACATATTCTCCGGTACTGTGTCGAGGCCCTCGTTGATCTGCTGGAAGGTCAGCGGATTCATGAACGACGACATGAAATAGCATATGACCATTGCCACGATTACGGGCCGTGGCAGGCGGTTCAGGCCGTCGATCAGGCTGTCGAACCATGTACGGTTCTGCACTTGAAACTCGGCCGCAAACTGGCCGTATGTCGCCATGTTCTCTTGAGACCGATACGTTTCCCTTGCCGATTTGTCACCGACGAGTACCTTGGCGACACCGGACACGGCATTGCCGATGCCTTGCACGGCCCCGGACACGATGTTTAAGGGGTTCAGGAAGTTCATGCGTTGTACCCCTCGATGGCCGGCTCAAACTCAGCAACCCGGTTCATCCAGCCGTTGAGGAACACTTGCTGCGACGGATTGGCCGCGACGATCTTGCGGTACACATTGCGCCGTTCTTCTACCAACGCTGCCAGAAATAGCCCGCCCATATCGCGTTGTGCCTTCTCGGCCATGATGCGCGTCTGCGGCCCTATCACGCCGTCCACGTCGCCGGGTCCAAACCCCGCTTCGTTGCACACCCGCTGCACCATTTTGACAGCGGAGCGCGGCCCGTGGTTGATCGAAGCGTCAAACACAAACGGCACGATCTGTTCCGGCAAACTATTGATGCGCGGCCCTGTCAGGTAGTTGCGCTCATAGATCTCGCGGGCTTCCATTTCCGTCAGCGCCTTCACGTCCGCGATAGTCGCCTCACGGCCAAGCCAACCGGACAGCGTGGCTTGCGTGACGCCCATATTCGTCGGCCCGCCACGGTCGGCAGGATGATTCACGTAGCCGCCCTCGCGACGGATTATCTCGGAGATCATTTCGTCAACAGTCACTTACAACTCCGACACCGATCAGGCTGGCGATCTTCCAGAAGTCACTCATTGACTTGCACCAGAATATCAACCGGCGGGTTTTTAATTGTTAGGTCGGGCAAAATGATCCGGTCATAGGTTATGTGGCCGCTGTAGTAACACCGCCCCTTCGATCCCTCTGGTATCTTAATGCGAAGCGATGCTGTCTGGTTAAACCCGGAAGGCCACGTTGCGCCTCCCCCATCAATCTCTGTTTCTGGGACGCGGACAATACCGTCGTCACAAACAAATTGTCGGTCAACATGAACGATACGCGCAGGCAGTAAGCGGTCGTATTTCCATGTCAGCGTAAAGACGCCACCCGGCTCATGCGGGTTGTCGCTCGTCACTTTCATATTGTAAATCGGAGGGAAAAGATCGACGCCAAGCACCCCGCCAAGAATAGCAACAACAGGCAGGAATACCCAATCACGCTTGCGCCAGACAATGGAAGGCATCACTTTACCACCGCCTTAACTTTATCCCAAAAGCCAGCAACAATCAGGGACACGGTTCCAGCCGCAATCAGCAAGACTCCGTACTTCGTCAACTCACCCGCTGCGGTCTCGCAACGCTTGGCGTTTCGATCACTAAATTCCAAAGAGCGACGGAAGCGGTTTTGCCCTTCGACTGTATCCAGATCGAAGCCAGCGTTTTGAACTTGCCGCAACATACGCTCCATACGTTTCTGGTCGGCACGGCGCTCCGGGCCGTTGTATCCGTCACTCATCGCGCCCTCCCCTGAGTCCATGCGTCAGAGTTTTTCTCATTAATCATCACGCTGGTCCTATCGAAAACGCAATGCTGACAAAAGAAGCGCCCGTCCCAGGAGTCGCGGTTACGGTCAGGCCGGTTTGCTCTGTTTCAAACTCATCATGTGCGCCGGAGGATTGCTGGTTTTCCCCGTCATACTCGTCAAAATCTTCTGTGATGCTGCCCCATGTGAATGACGTAGCACTTCCGTTTGTGACCGCCGCGTAGCCAATGATCCCGCCCTCTGCCGGACAATATATGGACTGAGAAAGCGGAGACGAGTCATCAATAACAACATCGCTGACATCTCCAGCGTACTCTGCCGCCCACACACCCCCCGAACAACGTTGCGCCGTGGTGTCGAGGTTGATAACTATTGTGCCGCTCGTCCCTGTAGGAACTGAAGCAACCCAAACTTCTGCAGAACTATCCCCATTCGTAACTTGTGCGTCAGTTACACCATCACTCACGAGACTGGCGCTAACACCTCCGATGGTAACGGAAGTTGCAGCGGCAGCCCCAGACGCTGTACGGCACCCAAACGCAACATAAATCTTCCGACCCGGCACCACTGACCCAAACGAAACACTGTTAAATGTGTATGTTGACAGATCAGACGTGCTTTGTAGGTCTGCTGTATGCGTAATGTTGACGGGGCCGCCGCCATCACCTGGCATGAAAACTTTAAAGGGAGGAAGGTTCAGCATTACGCTACCGTCGAGTTAGGGGCCAGCCAAGTGTTCGTGTCGATCTTTAAAAGCGATGCCCCTGCGTACTGCGCCAAGGTGAAGCTGCCCGCAGACACGCCGTTGATTGTGACGCCAGTATCCCCTGAAACAGTAACCTCTCCCGCGCCGAGGTTCACAAGGTCAATGCGGGTTTCGTCAGCCGTGAAGGCGACCGAAGCGTTCGTTGGGACCGTGACAGCCACGGCGCCCGCGTTGTTGAGCGAGACAGTCTTGAGATTATCTGTCAGGGCTAGCGTGTAGGTCGTGCCGGTCTGAGCGTTGCGGCCAGCGATAGCTTTGGTCGGATCAACTGCATCGTCTGCAAGCTGTGGCGTATCAACGCCGCCATCCCCGACACTGATCGTCCGACCGCTTTGCGTAATGGTCGTGCCGTCAACAACAAAGCGACTAATCAATCGCGCCGACCAATCATCAGGTGTGCCGTCAACAGCGATAAAGTGAACGACATCGCCGACCGCTGACAAGCTGGTGTAATCCCCGGCAACGCCGTTGATTGTGTCCGTGCCATCCCGCGCAATCGTGATGCTGTTCGATGCGTCAAGAACCTCAAAGCCAAGCGTCAGGCCGTCCTCAGTGCCAACTGCCGGAAGGTTCATCGTGATAGAGCCGCCGCTTGCGTCGAGGATGTAATACTTTCGAGCGTCCGTGGTTTCGATGTTCGTGGTGCCAGCGGTGACAGATACAGTGTCAGCCCATCCTTGAGCCGCCGCTGCTGCTGCTGCCTCGGATGCTGCTGCGTTGGTTTCGGAAGTGGCTGCTGCGGTTTCGCTGGCCGCTGCTGCCGTTGCAGACGCCGCCGCCGCCGTGGCGGAAGTTGCGGCCCCTTCAATGTCTGACAAATCTTCGGTAGATACAGTAACGTCCCCATTACTGTCGAAGGCCAAAACTTTGCTTGCACGGCTTGTCGCTGTCGGCAGGGTAAGGGTTGCGGCCGCATCGCCGTCAGCCAAGCGGATCGAGCGATTAATTTTCAGCAATAATTGCTGAGCCCATGCGGCGATCTTATCGAGCGCCGTGTTCAGCGCTTGGATATTCAGCGTTGAGGAAGGATACGGGAAATCCTCTGTGCGAAGCGTAGGCACATCGCGCTGCAAAGATATAGTAACGCTGGCGACTGAGGCGCCGAGCGTGACCGTGCCCCCGAGGTATCCATCATCCGTGCCGGCTGTGCCAGAAACCGAAAACTCATCGTTCGTTGACGGGCTTGCCTGATACGTTAATTCAACGCCGTCCTTAAAGACGCGAATATCAGTGCTTTCCGAAAAGAACGCCCAGGTTGCGGGAATTGTAAAGCTAGTCTGCCCGCCGCCGCCTACTGAATACTCAATAAACGGTTCAATCTCTGGAACTGTAATGTGTGCCATAGCCAACTCTCCGCTTGTGTGTGCGGAGTATGGACAAAGGCATAAAAGGCCTCACTGGACAGGGCTGTTCTTATAGGCGCGTAGAAGTGCGCTTATTGACCGAAAAGCGCACCAATATCAGGCGCCCTAACCTCATCGCGGCCGGGCCGCCACCAAAACTCTTGCCCGTATTCCTTGCGCTGCCGTTGCTCCATGCGAGCGAAGGAAGCCGCATAGTTAGGGTCCGTCATCATTTGAATTTGGTCCCAAAGCATACGGTCCATAACAAGGCGAGAGTACCAAAGGCTTGATCCAGGCGTGTTGTTTTTTACGAAACGGGCCAATTCTTTACCAAAATAGGGATCTTCGCCGTCAAGCGTTTGGCTAATGTTGGTGCCCGTCAACCGCATGAAATCATCGACAAGCCCACCTGTGGGGCCGCCAACCATCGTCATGTAAAAGCTGCGGTCGGAGCGATTGAGCCCGGAATAAAGAAAGTCGCCAAGAATGCCAGCGCCACCGCCCTGAACAAATGCCGCACCCCAAAACTTTGCATCGGTCATGTCGCGCGGATCACGCCCCTTTGCCACGTCTTTCATCTGCATAGCAAGCGCGCCCATAGCCGTCATCCCAATAACCGTGCCGGCGAGATAGCGCCCGTGGTCGCCGCCCTGGATAGCAGAAACGCCACGCATCAAGTGCGTAGTCATAATCGTGACCGGGAATGTCTTGTACTGCGCCATTGAGCGTACAAACTCGCCAACAAATGTCCCGGGCTTAGATTGCCCTAAAAGAAGGCTACGCTCTGCGGCGCCCGGTGTCGGAATAGCATAGTCCATTTCCGTGTTGACCATTTCCATAAGACGCGAGGCCGCGCCCATGTCGGCAACTTCCCCGCTACGCGCTATTTCTTCCGGCCAAATGAATTTCACGCCCTCATGGTCGAGCACATGGTTTTGAATGCGGGCCCAATCGTCAGCCGTCACGCCATAGGTTTCAAACGCCCGTTGCAAAGGCGCGTCCAATTCATCGACGCCCTTGCCAATCTGATCTGCCAGATAGCCGAGAAATTCCATCCCAAACGCCCATCGACCGGCCTGGGTGTGAGGCGCCAACAACGACGCCCGCATGACAAACTCGGATATACGGCCGGGCAACTCACGCCCCACTATCTCCGCTTGGTGTCTATGCGCGCCGGCCGCCCGCATTGTCCATCCTTCCGCCACCATGCCCAGGCGCACCGCCAACTTGCGATCCGCGTCATTGCCGGGCGCCATGAGGCTTGTGTACCGGCCAATCACCTTGCTTGTCGGCAAGCCGTTCCAGGCCGACGCCGCCCGGACGGTTGCAAAGTCAGATACCGACGAAAGCATTGCCGCCCCCAATTGAGCAGACGTAAGCCAGGAGCGAATGCCCCGGCCGGTCGACGCGACAAACTCAGACACGGGCGATTGTGCCCGCCCCTCAACGTGCTCCCATATCGCTTGCAGGCGGTAGGCTTTCATGCCGTCCACGCCATTCTTCTTTGCCGTATCGACCAACACCCGCGCCGTGTGTTCAGGGTTCGGACCGAGAATTTCTAGCTTGGCGATATCCCGTGCTAACCCGTCTAAATGCCCCGTCAGCACATCGTAAATTTGGCTGTCACCAACGCCCCACTGCCTATTGAAGTCCAGCCACGCATCGGCATTGGCCCACCGAAAGGCACGCCGTTCCGACCGGGCATTGGCGACACTCGCCTTGCTCAACTCACCCGGCACCAGCTTATTCATGCCATTGGTTGAGATTGTTTCGTATGACGCCGAGATAATCTTGGCCGCCGTCTCAGCGTCCACCATTTCCCCGGTGTCAAAGTCTTTGATAATCAGGCGCCCCTCATTGAAGGCCTTGTTCATGTAATCTTCAAAAGCGGCCCGCCCGGCCTTTTTAACTTTGCGCGTATCCCATTCCTGCGGCAGCCGCCAATCCTCAAGATCGGTGATATTGCCGCCGGCAGTGTTAAAGCGCTTGGTCCCGTATTGCGTTGTCTTATTCCAGGCTTCGGCCGCACTGCGCGCTGTCGCATCGCCGGTGTTTTCGCCATAGAGTTCACGGACAAAGCGCTGCAGGCCAATAGCATCCTGCGACAAGCCGGCCATCTTGGTTCGGAATTGTTCAAGCCCATCAGCGAATAAGGCGTGCATCGAGCCCAAGACCGCACGATACCGGCCCTCAACATTAGAGTACCCGGCCATTCCCCAAATATCGCGAGCAAACACTGCTGACACCCCTGCCGCCCATCCCTTTTTATGGCTTCCGGCTTGTTCGACAACGCGCTCTTGCGCCAGTATTTGCAGCGCCGTTTGTTGTTTCTTCTTAATCGCCCCGCGCTGCATGTAGTCCGAGGCTTGCTCGGCCGCCTTCGCCAGCGCTTGTTCCGGGCTCATGGTGTCCCGGTTTTGCGCTTCAAACTTCTTAATCAGCCGAAGCGCCTCATCAGCCTGGGCTTTGGAAATAACGCCAGCCGCTACCCGGTCCAAAAGACATTTTTCAATGCTCATTCTTGTGGCTCCTTGCCAGCAACACAGGCGTTTGCAATTTCGTCGGCCACCCGAATTTCGTCCTCTGCCTCATCAAGCAAATCCGCCGCCTTCTTTACACCATCAGGCGTATTCACATCAGGATTTTGGCTTGCAGCAAGGCGTTGCGCCTCAGTAAATGCCGCGTCATCGGATAGTACATCATCCATGACTTGCTCGGAAACTCTTGCTTTGTCGGCTACCAAGTTCAGTTGCGCCTTGCGCGGGTCCGTCGCACGGAGCACATCGATAGCACTTGCCGGCGCATCGCCAAAGATATCGGCCCCGGGTTGCGTCTTTTCCGCCTCATCCAAATAGCCAATCAAGCGATCAGCAATTGACTTGCGCCCGGCCGCACGTTGATAGTTCCCGTCACGATAAAACGACACCAACAATGCCTTTGTCGTGTCCGTTAGCCCTTCGTTAAACATTTCTCCCTGCGCCATCAAATCGGCCATCTTCATTTTCTCAGCGCGAGACTTTTCGACAATTCGCACCGCATTGATAAGGTCGGCCGTCACGTCCATGTGAGGCGCAATCTCTCCGCTACCGGCACGCTTCCGCATCCCCGACCAACGCGCCGCCACGTCCTGCAACGCGCCACCGATAGCTTTAATGTCGTTGTTTGTGCTTTCGAGCAGCTTGCCGATCAAAGTTGGCGCCTCATCACCGTATGCGGCGGCCAGCACCGCGCCTTCAATGCGGCGGATACCCTGCATGGAAAGGCCGCCTTCTTTCAGGGTCATTGCCCCCTGGTCATTCTTGGGCAAGCCCTTAATAAAGGCGTTCACAAATTTCTGGTTTTGGGCAAGGCTCACATCGCCGCCCTCGTATAGATCAATGATCCGCCGCACCGCGCCTGCATCTGCCAATGCTTGCTCCATAGCCGACATAGAAAGCGTCGAGGAAGCATTGGCCTCTCGGGTAAAGGCTACCCGTTCCTCTGGCGTCAATTGCGTTGTGCGCCGGCGGATCAGCACCGGGTTTTTCATGTTATCGACATTGAAGCCCTGCGACTTGAGATATTCGCGATACGCTGTCGACTTAGCGCCGCCTTCCCCATGAGCCCGCATAATTGCCAGCGTGCGGCCGTTGCCGCTTTCCACAACGCCATCAGGCCCGACGATAGGCGCACCATTGCCCGCTTCCGACGACGCGCCCAGGCGGCCCGGTTCAAGGTTCGCCGCGATATCCTGCACCTGCGTCTCGCCTGCCGCCCGCGTCCGGTCCCGTGGCTGCAATTCCTGGGGATAAATCGGGTTGATCGTCATATCCTGCGTATTGCTGGTGATAAGCCCGGCGCCCTCTACCACCTGCAATTCTGTATCGATGGCGCGGCCGGTCGGCGTAAACACCTGCCCCGCTACTTGTGCCACCGCCGCGTCCGGATCTTGGCGCTGCACTACGGGCTCGGGCTGTCGTGCCACCGTAGGCCGGCCTTCGGCCAAGTCCATTTCCGCCTGATCGATATTGGCTTCATGCACCCGCTGGTTCTGGAAGCCATGTGGATTTGTCTCGGCATCATGTAATGCCCGATCCGCAACTCGGACCGCATCAAGTTCATCAAGCGTCAACCCTTCGCCACGGAAAAGACGATACCCGTCAACCGCCCCACGCCCGACCATGCCAAGCACGCCCGCACCCAGGCCGGCGGCCAGGATATTGAACATGCTGTTGCCTTCAATCCCGGCGCGCGATTTAAAGTCCGCATTGCCAAGTTCAATTGCGCCCTGTGTGCCAGCGCCAATTGCGCCTTCCACGGCAAACTGTTTAAGCATCCGTACTGCCAGCCCGCCCGACATGCGCGCCGCACCGCCAAGGGGCAGTGTTGCGACGTTCACGGGGTCCGTCATGGCGCCGGCGGCCGCCCCGAAAAAGCCCGCCACGTCTGCGCCCAGGCCAACATCAACCGCGCTACGCTCATCCAACTCAGTTCGGATAGCCTTGGCGTCAGCCAGTATCTTTTGCTGAATTTGCTCCGGCCTCAGAATGCCGGCGTCCGGGTACTCTTGCTGCAGAGTGCCCACCAGCGCTTCATAGTTCGCCAGCGCCTTCTCTCGCGTCAGCACCGACTTTGAGCCCGTATTGCGCCCAGGACGCACGGCCAGCGGGTTTGAGACACGTTGACCGCTTATCTCGGCAATACGCTCTATCTGCCGCTCGTATTCGTTATAAATGGCGCGTTGTTCAGATGAAAATTGCTCAGTACGACGAAACGCCTCTAACTCTAGGTCGAAGCGTTCACCGGCACCAAGGGGCTTTGCAGAAAGGGGATTGAGAGACACACGATCAAGCCTCCCAAAGCCAATGTCGAGTAACATTATTTTGCTCCCGCTCGGGCGCCCGTCAAAAAGCGATTGGTGACTGTCGACGGAATTTCACGCGGCGCGACGTTGCTAAGATCGAGCAGATACCGAGAACCATCGGCGTTCGTTAGTTCCATTCCGCCGATCCGCACTTCATAGCGCCCGTCACCGACCGAAGCTAATTCCCCAAAGTCTCGAATGTCATCTGCTGTAATCTGCCGACCGTCCCGGGCATACAATGGTTCGCCAAGGTCTGCATCGGTAAGATTAAACATCGTGCGCGCAAAGTCCGAGCTATCCATGCCCGGCTGCGGCGCAATCATTTTGGCGCCGTTATACTCAACGATATTGCCGACCACCGCCGTAATCGCCCGGTCAAGGCGATCCGGGTCAAGCGTGCCCGTGAAGTCACCTTTGCTGTTGCTGTCATAGGCATAGACGGCCAGTACCGCATCCGTGATCGCGCCGGCGCTATCCGGGCGGCGCCACAACGCTTGCCGCAACTCCGTCAATTCAGTGCGGAATGTAGAGTTGTTGGCCGGCAGCACGCCTTTCTCCGACTTAATCACGTCCTGTCCAATAAAGATTTCACGGGCGATTTTCGGCCGATCAACGGCAATGCCGGCCGCCACCGCAAAGGTACGGCTTTCAGCATCGTTTGACACCAGCGCGTTCAACACCTGCGGCAGCCGGCGAGCACCGAAACCATCTGCGAGAGAAGCAGCGAATACGGCTTTGCTGGTCGCATCCATGCTGGCAATCGTGGTCGAAAGCCTATCGACTTCATTTGCCGTGAGAGGGAGCACTTGGCTTTTCGGCAACCCCTCAAGATCAGCCGTGCGGTCGGCTTGTTCGACACGCTTTTGAAACGAGGCAACAAGGGTATCAGGTTGTGCGAAGTCCAACGCTTCCAACTCGCCTACTTGCTGCGGGTGCGCTTCGGCGCCGTAAGAAAGCGGGTCCGCATCGATGGCGCGGGCCTTTTCAGCGTTCGCCTTCTGGTACGCCAACAATCGCTGCACGTCCTCATCATCACCGCCCCCTGCCATGAGAGTGTCGTTGATAGTCGCCATACGCGCCTGTTGCTCGCCAAGCGGCAGACGAGCGAACGTCGCTACGTCTAGCTGGCGGTCTGCAGCCATCTGCAATTCGCCACTCAATATCGGATCATTCAGGGCCCGCGCTTGTTCGGCATAGGCCGCGATTTTGCCGGGCGACACCGGAAACCCAAGAGCGAGACGACGCAGGGCCGGCCGCGCTTCGGCTTCCAAAGCCCGCACCTTTGAGTTGCGAATGCTCTCGGCTTCACGGATGGCCTCTTGCTGTCGATTGACAATCTGCGCCCGGCGCGCGGCGCTGATACCCGATAACTCCGGGCTGTCGAGGATTTGCTGCATTTCCTTGTTTGCAGCCTCAACGGCCTCTATGCCGCCGCCCATGCGATGATACGTCTGCAGGGACACATGGGCAATGCCTAGCGCTTCCGCATCGTCGGCAAGCATGTTGCGTTCAATGTCGGCCAGTTCCGGGGTCATATACCCCTTCGACACAGCGCCTTGCAGGTTTTCCTCAAACTGTTTTGCCAGCCGCCTGTATTCTTCGCCGCCAGCCTGCCCGACCTTCGCCAATGCCTGCATGTCTTGAATGATCGAGGCACGCGCACCGGCAATCGTTTGGTTCTGTAGCCGCCATGCGTTTTGTCGTTCGACATTCAAGATCGCGTTGACGTTCTGCCTCATCAGGCTTTCAAGTTCTAATTCCGCTTCCGCCTTAAATTGATCCGGCACGTTGTTAAGTAGGCTGGTCGAGAACATGCCCGCCTGTTTTTCAAACTCTAGGCTGTCATCCCCCGTCTGCCGGCGCATTTGCGTGAAGTTCTGGCGCTGATCGTTGATGAAGCTAGCCATGTACATTTGCTTGCCAGCGTCATTAAACGCCTTGTCCATCGGCGTATCGCCCGTGCGCGGCTGAAACGTCAGATTGCCATCCTCATCGCGAGCAATGCCCGCGTTGCGGCCTTCATCGGTTGCGGCATCGATAGCCTGCCGCTCAAGCCGCTGCGCTGTACGGCGCGTGCTTGCCGCAAATGACTGAATACCGCTGGTAAGTCCCTCCGCAACGCTGCCCGCTCGCACAACGCCAATGTTTTGCAGTATTTCGGAACTCTCTATTGTGGGTAGTGTGTCGGCCATGACGCCCCCTTATTCCAATTCTGCAAACTGACTTGCCGCGCTGCCAAAGCCGGCGACCATCGCGCTTGAAGCAGACGCCCGGGACTGAGCCGCCCCAAGCCCGAAACTACGCTGTTTTTTCAGGTAATTAAGCTGGCTGATACGAATATCCTTTTCGGCGGCCTTGATTGTCGCGTTGCGGACGGACCCCGAGAACAATTCGCCGCCGCTTCCGGCGCGGATAGATTGCTGCGTTGCCAGGACCGACGCCAATTGCTGCCGGCGCCGCACTTCGTCTTGAAGTGCTGCAACACGCGCCGTTTCCGCCTCATCCTCGTACTGCGCCGCTTGGGCCTCATAAGCCTTGCTTTGATTGACCGCACCAACAACCGTTGTGCCGATTGATGCAACCGTTGCCGCCTGGGAAATACCTGCCGCCGTCGCCGCTGCCGCCGCCTCCGACATGCCCGCCGCTACCAAAATGCTTTCCATTATTCATTGACCTCCACTTCGCGAACCATGCTGAGCACGGTTATTTTCGCAGGCGTTGCAATAGTGATCGTCGGTGCAGCGTCTTGGTCGTAGCCGAGAGAACTAATTTCCAGAATGCCGGTCTTGGTCGGCGGCGCACTGTCGTAGTCATCGCCTGCAAATTCCAGCAGAATGTCTTGACTGTTAACGGCAAAGGCATCCGACCGATCAACCTCTAGCAACGCCCGAACAAGCCCGATAACTGAGCCCCGGCTTTCGCCATCCCGAAGATCAAACACCGCCGGCATCGGCTGGATCGTCTGCGTGAAAGCAAGGCCAGCCTCAACAACTTCCACTTCCGGGTCTAAGTCTCCGAGCGTCAAATTACCGGAACCGTCGATATCATAGGTGCCAAGGCTGTGCCCGTTAGTCGTGACACTCACTGTCTCGTTTGCAAGGTGCGCAAAGCCGCTGAAACTTTTGGTAGGCGTGCCGCTGGTAGCCTCTTTTGAGCAATCCAACTTGTCCGCGTCATCGTCAAAAACTTCCAACGTCAAAACCGTGGACGAGTTTAATTCGCGCTCCACCGCCACAACCACGTCCGAACCGACCGCCACGGCCGATTTAAAAGTGCCCGTTGTGCTCCACGGCACCCACGCCAGCACTTCCTCCGTATTGCTGGAATGTAGCACGGAGAGATTGCCATCACCGTTTACGAGGATGGCGTATTTCTCGGTGCGCGCCGGGCTATCGTAAAGAACCGTCAGATCGGTTGGCGACGAAATCAAATGCGGCGCTAAATGAGAAAGCGGGTTAAATTTGTATTGCTGGTCAACATCGTTGTACCGCAACTCACCGACCACGGCGCCTTCCTTTTGCACCATAAGAACGCCCTGATCGTAGAGCATCGGCTTCACGTCACCTACGCCTACTTGCTCTTGCTCCTGAGACGCCGCGTTGTTCGGCGTTACTGGTCGCGACGCAGTTTCCGGTTGATAGAACACCGAGCGATCCGCGAACATAATCATGTGCCGGCCGCCGACCCCGTAGCGCAGCTTAGAAAGCCGGCGCCCGTTCACGGCATCCCAAGACGCCTCATTATCCTCTGCCGAGCCCACGTCGAAGTTGTAATAAGCACCCACCTTGGAGAACCACCGGCCGGTCGGCCGCCCCGCTGAGCCAAGGAGCCATAGGCGATCATTGTAAAACTCTGCGTCATTGGCGTACCCGCGAGCATCCGAAAACACCGCTTCGTCCCAATCGGTTGTCGCAGCCGTTGTGAT